CACGTATTTGCAACAAAATTTGAGTTATTGTAAGCAGCAATAGTTGCCGTTCCTCCTGTTCCTGCAACCGTTCCTGATGTTTCAAATTGATAAAATCGTTTGCCAATCACGTCAGAACTAAACGTAGCACTTGTACCGCTTAATGCTGTACCTAAAGTAGTTGCACCAGCAAAGTAGTTTAATCCACCTGCTGAATAAATTGAATAATTTAAAGTACCACCTGAAGTTTGGTTTGCAATATATACCGCATAATTATTAGTTAATGTTGCAGCTGCTCCCAATTCAGCATTTTGAACATATAGACCATATCCATTTGTAGCAGTTGCAGCTGCTCGAATTTTACAATTAGCTTGAAATGCTACATTAGACACACCATTCATGGAAGCGTCGGTAATAATTGCATATTGAGCAGAGCCAACTGTTGTTGAGCCTCCTACAAAGATAGCACCATAATTTTGATAAGCATTTGCTCCAACTGTTAATCCTCCTTGAACAACACCTGTACTTGTAAAATTATAAGATGTTCCTGCTAATGCTCCTGTAAGCGTACCACCTGTCAATGGTAAGTAACCACTCAAAGCAGATGTCAAAGCTAAAGTACCTGTAGCTGATGGTAGCGTATAGGTGTATGTTCCGTTACCTAAATTACCTGCATTGTTTATCGTGAATTTTGTTCCTGCTGAATTACTAAAATTTGCTAAATTTCCAGAGCCGTTATTGGTTACATATAAAGTTGCAAATCCTGTTGCATTATTTAAAAAATATCCACCAATGCCATTACCAGCAGTACCATTAATACCCGCTCCACCAGTCCCAGTAGATTCACCATAAATTGCCGTACCTGTTGTAGCACTTGAATACACCCCAAAACCTGTTGTTGCAGTACCTCTAATTGCCTTACCAGATGTTGCTACACTACCAATAATATCACCACTTGTGCCTGTCATTGATAATCCAATGCCATAAAGAGTACCTGTAAGCGTTTTATCACCTGCAAAAGTCTGCGTTCCTGTGGTAACAACTCCACCAAATGAAGCTGATGCAGGTTCTAAATTTAATACTGTGCCTGTAATGGTAGCAGCATTTGCGTTTGGACTTGCACCAATAGCTGATAATGACAAAATACCGCCATCTGCATAGTTTGGAATATTTAGCGTATTTGCTATAAAAGTAGCCGCACCTGAAGTGCCTGTGGTGGTTAGCGTTATTGTACCTTGTTTATTATTAAAAGTTGACCAATCAGTTGAACTTAAAACACCACGATTTGAAGCCGATGCAGTAGGTACATTTAAAGTAATTACAGGCGTTGTAGTTCCGTTTGCAACAGTAGATGATAAATCAGTACCACTTGTTCCTAAAGTAATAGCAGCGACGCTTGTAACAGTTCCTACACCTGCACCACCTACTAAAGCTATTGTACCCGTAGCACTTGGTAAAGTATACGTATAAGTTCCGTTTGTAATAGTAGATCCTAAAGTAAGTTGACCACTTATCTTGCTAGTACCTGTAACCTCTAAACCAAAACCATTATTAGTAGTTGCTCCAATTAGTAAATTACCACCTACCCATGTAGCTAAAGTTGAACTATTACCTATCCATGTTCTATTGCTTTCACTTGAACTAATACCTACACTTTGATAACCTATAAATATATTATTGCTACCTGTAATATTATTATTTGTTCCAGTACCAAAACCAGCATACCTACCAATGGCTGTATTATTATTACCAGAAGTATTAGATGGTAAAGAATTTGCACCAATACCAACATTGTTACCACCAGCAACATTTGAAAACATTGATTGTAAACCAAATGATGTATTATATTCTCCTATTGTATTATTATAAAGAGCTTGATAACCATTAGCCGTATTAAATACACCAGTTGTATTAGATAATAAAGATTGGAATCCGTAAACTGTATTGTTTAAAGCTCCAGGACCTTTACCTATTGTAAATCCATTTACTGTTAAATCAAAAGCTCCAGGAAGAGTAAGTTGACCAGTTACTGTTAAACCACCAGTAATATAAGCAGCAACAGTAGATAATTGCAAAGAACTAGAATTGCCTAATCCATCCGTTATAGTTTTTAAAGAAGAATTTAGAGGGCCATTATCAGTAACCTTTAATAGTGAATCGTAGGTCGATGATATGGTTTGTCCAGTAAGTGATGCCATTATATATAATTTGCCTTAAATTAGTTAAAATTTATGAATTAATCAACATTTTTTATCTACAGTTTTTTACCAAAAGTATAGCAAAATTCTACTCCTTTTAAGTCTATAGTATTTAAAAAATAGTACCTTCCCGATATAGCTCTCTCATTTACAAACTTGGTATTATTTGATTTATAAGGAGCAGCGATTGCATTTGTATTTAATCTACTCTCAAAGTCTGTTTGTATTCTTAATGTGTCACTAGCTCTTTGCCTTGTTCCAAACTCTAAATAAATCAAATTCTTGTTAGGTCTTGCATAAGCAAATCCATTAATACTACTTTTATTATTCTGCATTCTGTAGCTTGTTGGATTAGCTGGAACAATTATATTGTTTTTATCTCCATCAATACCATCGGAAGCATATTTAGCATTAGTTATATCTTTTATATCAGATACCGTTTTCTTTACCTTCTCTTCACTATATTCCCTTACAACATCGTAATACTTTTGGTAATCTTTTAATACCTGCTTTAAATCACCCATTACTTTTTCTTGTAAGCCAATACTCTTAAATAGTATTTTTTAGGATCATCTAATACTGTTGAATGAACAATATAATCATCATCCATATATTTAATTTTATAGGATGCGTCTAATATGTACTGATTATCAACTACTAGTGACCCCCTATACCTAAGAGTAAAAGAAGTTTTATTATTCAATACTCTTGCTCCACCTTCTAAAAATAAATCACCATCGTATGGGTCTACCTTTGCAAATGTAGTATAAGAAGTAGCGTATGTAGGTTCAGTACCTCCTGCTGCATCTGTAGTAGTAGTATAAGTAATAACCTCTATTAGTTCCCTTAAATCTGCACTTCTATAATATGGTCTTCTCATTAGAACATTAATATTCTTCTATAACTTGATGCAAATTGTTTAGCTCCATTGGAAAGCTCTGTAGTATAAGAAGAATCCATTACATTTTCTCTAAACTCAAAATCCATCCCAACTTGTTTCATTATAGCAATTTTTAAATCTTTTGGCAATGTAGTATATCCTGCAACATAAACTATTTCAATAGGACCTAAATTATTGTTATAAAAAGATATATTTTTAAAGCTATTACCAATAACAAGATAATCAGTTCCTGCTACTAATAAAGTCTTTACACCAGCCTCATCTATAGAGTTAATCGAAGTAATTGATTGTATTGGACCATAAGGTATCTCTACATTATTAGCAACCTGATTAAATGTAGAAACTAATGTTTTAGTACCAAATGAACAACCAGTAAATCTTTCTAATTTTGTTCTAGCTGATGATATTAATAATCCAAGTAATGTATCCCAAGTTGAATAATCTATATTTAAATAAGACTTCATCTCGGCAACTGTAACAGGTTCAGTAGATATATCGCTATTAATTTTTACATCAAGTCCTAAAGTCATTACTTAGTTTTTTTAGATATTTTTAATTCTTTTGTTTTAACCTCAGCTTTTTCTTCTTTTTGTACTACTTCTTGTACTATATTTTGTACTACCTCTTCAATTACATCTTCAAAATTACGAACAAACCCCTTTTTTAGTAAAAGCTCGGCTCTTTCGTCAGATACAATTAATTCTTCACCTTCTATAACAAATCTATTCAATACTAAATCCCTGTATGAATATTTTACTTTTATTTTCTTACTCATAATTTATTTATTTGAAAGTAGGGGAGGAAACGATCCTCCCAGTATTATACTTTCCAAACTACTTTATAATTATGCTACGTTGCCTAAATCAGCAAAAACGAAAGCATCAACTCTATCAATAGCAAGAACTTCACGAGCCTCGATACGAACAGTTACCAAGTTTTTCTGAATGTTATCAGAATCTTGCTCAAAGAATTCAACTTTAAGATCGTCAACTACAACTCTCTTAGCCATGTTCCAATCACCTACAAGTACTTTATCATCAGCGATGAAACTTGACTTGAAGATAGGAATACCAGCGATAGCTATGTTTCCATCAGGAGTGATTGTTACACCACCAGGGATTGAATAATCAGCAGGTTTAGTTAACAATAATCTACCCCATTGCTTTGGATTAACAACGATACCATTTACTGAGAAATCAGCACTTTCAAGGTTGGTAATGTAATCAATGATTTGCTCTACGTCAACAGTATTTGAAGTAGTAGTAGATCCTGTAGCAGCAGCGATAAGATCAGCATAGAACTTAGCATCTTCTGCTTTGTAGAAATCACGTAACAACATTTGTGGCAAAGCTGACTGTAGGAAAGGAAGATCCTGTAGCATTGACTTGTCAATACGAGCATAACCAGCGATGTAACGAGCAGTATAAGTAACCGCAGTTAAATCGTAATCAATTTGTGTTTTAGCATCACCTGGAGTTGATTGTACAGAGATAGAACCTTCTGTTCCAGTTTCACGATACAATGTGTAGATACCAGTAGCAGAGCTAACAGCAGGGATAAGGCTACGGAAGTTAACCAAACGGTTAGGAATCATAGCAACACCTGGCTGGTAAGTACGTACTGCATCACCTGTAAGGTTTCCAGCAACTGTCATGTTACCAACAGCTTTCATGTTAAGTTTAACTTTGTTACCAGCAGATACATCACTGATAGACTCAAAGTTCTTTGCAATTAGGTCTGCAAAAGACGCTTCAAAAGATTTAGCTTCCATTTTTTCTGTAGAATTTTGTTTTTGTAATTTAATTTCCATTTCGTCAAGACGAGCATCAATTGCTTGAGATTTCTCGCTGATTTGTTCTGCAACGACGTTTTTTACGTTTTCGTTTATAGCAGATTTAAGTTGTTCAACTTTTTCCATTTCTGTAATCTTCTAATAAATTGTTTAATAATAATTCAAATTTCTCATCTTCGCTTTCTTCAAGTTCAGGTGATCCTTCTTCAACAACTGCCTCTTCATCCATAACTGGCTCTTCTTCCATCGGGTTTTCATCTTCAGTATCTTCTATAGATATAGTTACCGTAACGGTAGATTTATCTTCCAATGGCTCAAGATTTTCAACTGATGCTTCTTTAAGTAAAGCAAGTTCCTTATGTAGTTGTAGTAATTGTAGTTCTAATTTGGCAAATGTTTCATCTGTGTATTTACCGTTTTTGATTGCATTTAAAATGTTATCCATCATAAATCCTATTGTTTCATAGCTTTTCATACCTGTAATTGGTGTCATTTCATTAGCACCCCATCCTTGTAATGAAGAGCCTTCATATAATTTAACTTCTGTAATTTCATTGTATTGACCCATACCCTTTTGTTTAATAGTAACAAAACCAATTGAGTGTTCGTTAATCAATCCATCTTCTACCATTAAAAGATAATCTCTTCCAAGTGTATGGCGACCTGCCTTACTTTCGTAGTACAAACCTTTGTTATCTTCTTTTAGCTCAAGAATTTTACCTACTGATTTAGTAGCATCATGATCTAACAAATGACGTATCCTTGAGAAGTTCTCATTAATTGTTTTAGAGAAAGCTCCTTTACGGATAATATCTCCATCGCTATCCATATTATCAAACGAAGAAAAATATCCAGTAACAATGCCTTTTTTGACATCTACGTCTGTAATTCCCTGATTTAAATTTTTGTATAATAACATATCTTAATTGTTTTCTATTTCTTTTAGTTTGCTTATTGCCCAATTTACTCCTGCATCGCCACCCCAAGCATCCCAAATTAATCCACCACAACCTTCACTATATGGTACATCTTTATGTTGTTGGTGACGTTTAAAACTTGCCATCCTTGCTATTGTATCTCTTGATACAGGTTCACGATTAGCTAATTGATTAGCTCTTGCTTTTCCAACTGGTGTTCCGCAATCACCCCATCCATTTTCTTCTGCGTATTTTAAAGCACGTTTAGCATTATTACTTGCTGCTTCTGGGTAGTCTGAATAGCTGTCTGCTTTTTCAGTTTTTTTTTTAGCGTAAGAATCTAAAAATCTTTTTACAAAACTCATAGCAAAAGCATTCTCATTACCCTTTAATTCTTGCTCTTTAAATACTCTTATCCCTGTTGCAAATACTTCCTCTAGTTTCTTTGCAGTAACCCTTTTACCAGGATTGTCCTTATTAAACTCTCTAGCCATTGTAACTAATTGAGCCATTGGTTTTTCATCCTCTATAGGATTTACCGACTTACTAGCTTGTGCAATACCTATAGCTTGTTCAATAGGGTCAATATTTATTTTGTCAATAGGAGTAACTTGAATGCTTACATAAATCTTATCCATATCAGGATTATCATTACGGCCATAACCCATTTCCTCAAGTTTCTGATTAGGTGTTAACCACCAAGCTCTTTCAAGGTATGATATTTGTTCCTTCTTATCTTCTTGTAATTCA